TTTTAAAGGTACGTCGTGGTTAAGTGAAACAATATTAGTACCATTCATGGTATTTCAGTTATTAAGCGCCTTGAAGAATGCTTCAATGGCCGGTTTTATTAAAACAGAAGTATTAAACCGCATCATGGATGCATTTGACAAACACAAAGGGGAAAGACAGGAATGAAATTCGCAACAAACGTATTATTATTTTTATTAGCATTTTTACCGATGCTAAGTTTTGCACAATCTGGTCCGCCGGCACCTAGTACTGGTATTTGGGCTATTATTGATACTACATATACGGTAGGGACAACAACTCAAGGGGTAACAGAAGCAAAATTAACTTTAAAGAATACAACACTAACAAAATACACAGGTGTACAGTTTAGAGTATTCTATGATAAAGTAGCATTCGTAAATGCATCAGTCGCACTATTAGGGTCATCAACGAACCTAGATATGCAACAAGTAGTTAGTGCAGCTAACGGATATATCACAGTAACATTGGTATATACTGGTTCAAGTTCAACATATACATTAGCTGATCAAGAAACATTTAAAATTACATTTACACACGCAGCACAATCAGTATTCAACAACTTGACTGCAATTAGTGATTTAACTTGGACGGGAATACAAACATTTACTCCAGGAGCAGCATCTCAAGACGGTTTAGATGTAACATTAGGATTGCATTCATATGGTGGTGAATTTGTATTCCAAAATTTTGATTATCATGGAACATTTAAAAATGTAACCGGAACTCCAGCTAAAAACTTAACGTTAGCATTAGAGAAGCGACCAGCAACGGGTGGTACATGGGCACAAGTTAATACATATACAACAAATGCATTAGGTCACTTCACTATATCAGAGCCATTAGATACTACATATTGGGATGTTCGTTTAGCAATACAAGGTGATACAATGTTAGCAGGCAACGTTATTTCAACCTCAGATGCTCAACTAATTAACCAATGGGTATTAGGAACATCAACAATGTCTGGATTTAATTATTATGCAGCAGACGTTAATGGATCTAACAATGTTACAATAGCAGATGCATATGGTGTATTTGGTAGAGTATCAGGAAGATTCTCTGCATGGCCAAATTTAGTTAAAGACGTTAAATTCTTTACCGCAGCTGAATATGCTACAATTAATGGATCTTCAACAAATTATACCGCAACAATACCAGGGGTGACTAATTTTACATTTGACATTGTACCCGGAGCACCAGACTCAGTTATATATTATGTAGCAGTACCAGGTGATGCAAATGGAACAGGTTACCATATGGCACGTGTAACTCCAATTGAAATATTAATTGATCCAACACCGGGAGTTGAATCACAAATTTACAATGTTATTGACAACAAAGTAGAATATGATTTTGCAACATCACAAATTGAGGTAAATGTACCAAGATTAACAGTACAAGAAGGAAACGTAGTAAATATACCAGTAAAAGTGCTTACAAATGGTGTTTCATTGAATGCATTACAATTCGGATTGAAATATGATCCAACGTTGTTATCATTTAGTGGAGTATATGCAACATCTAATTCAACTAAGTGGTTAACTTATATCAATCCTAATGATGGTCAAGTTGATTGGGGAGGCTATGATGTAACTAATAATTTAAACCCATTAAAAGATGGCGATGATGTTATTACAATGCAATTTGTAGCATTAAAACCACAAACGCAATGGGAGAATAGTCCGTTATACACAACTAACAAATTTGCAGGTAAAGCTGGAACATCTAAAGACTTAACAATTATTCCTACTAACGGAATTATCCAAGTAGTTAAAATGAGTGACAATGTTATTCTAATTAATAACAACAGCATGCAAATCGTACCAAATCCAGTTAAAGACATTGTAACAATTATATTCAATGTGTTAGAACCAACAAATGCTTCATTAACTATTAGAGATTTACAAGGAAGACTGTTAATGGATGTTGTTTCAGGACAAATACCACAAGGACAATTTTCATATCAAGCTGATTTAGGGAAATTAGCAACAGGTTTATATATTGCAACACTATCAATGGAAAATGGTGTATTTATTGCAAAAAAATTAGTAAAGCAGGATTAATATGTCAGACGAAACAAACAATGACGGAACATGGTCAGGAATGAAAAAAACTATTATAGGAACATTAACTACAGTTATCACCGGTGGAGGTGTTTGGGTATCAACAATCTTATTCGGAGGACATGAAGAGCCTAAAGAAGAAGCAAAAACAGAACAAGCAGCTGCAGCTGCAGCTCCCGTTATTGTTAATGTTCAACAAAACCAAGAGAACAGACAAAAAGTAGAAAATGGAGGTAACACAGTTATTCGAGAAAGAGTAATTGAGAAATCAGCAGCGCCAGCTCCTGCACCAAAAAAAGAAGAAGATTCATGGTAAGATTTTTAACTATCTTATTTTTATTGCCTTTAACACTCCTTGCTCAACCGGTAGGGAGTGTTAAAACTGAACAATACCAAGCAGACTTTGAGAAGAAACAAAGCATTGATGTTGTTGCAAATTACACTGATACAATCAAAGTTCCTATTCAATTATTAAAAATTGGATTTAATGATGAATTGTACGAAATGTATCCTGAACTAAAACAAAAGCGAGTAGGTTTAGGTGTAACTAACATTGTTATTGAGTTTTTAGAGTATACAGGTAGATTTACATTCACTGAAGAACGAGAAGAAATTAAACAGCGAATGATTGCCCAAGATAAAGCATCAGATAAGGGCATCTCCTCAAATAAAATTGAAGTTAAAGGTAATGTGGTACTAGCAAAGTACTTTGTGTATATCGAAGTATATGACTTCTCAGTTTCAGAAGATGATGTTGTAAAATTAAATGGCGTAAACACAATTACACAAACAACTCAGTTAGGATTACAAATTAAGTTTGTCAATGCAGAGACTAGCGAAGTAATTGTTGGATCTGGATTGGGTGAAGCTAGCACAGTAAAAACAGAATCCATCCTAGGTGATATTTCAGATGATGTTAAATTCAATCAATCAACAATTGGAACTTCAACTAAAAAAGCATTAGAAACAGCAGCATCACGAATTATAACAAGATTAATTGCTAAAGGCGTATTTAAGTCATAATAGCGGTTGGATTTTTAAAAATAAATCATTATATTATATAAGGAAATGTATCGTGAAATATATCATAGCATTTGTACTAGGGTTATTAGCATTTAATCTTGACGCACAGAACTATGTTTATTCTTATACTGATCCATGCACAGGCGTATTAAAAACTATTACAGTACCAATTAACGGATCAGTATCAGTTTCTTATTACGGAGAAGTTGGAACATTTAACGGACAAGATTTTCAAAATGGCGTGTTTGAAACATGGGCTAATCAAAAATTAGCACAATATCAAAACATTTCACCTTGTGCGCAAATTGTAGGAGTTGCAACAACGATCGGAGTTACTCAATCAACTGCTATTAATACATTGAGTATTTTAAACTCATTGTCAGCATTAGCAGATATGGCGGCCGCTACGAACATGTTAGGCGGTGCAGTAAACACAGTAAACGGAGGTAGTAGCTCCGAAAGTAATAACGAAAACAAAGAACAAAATGGAAACATTAATAGCAGTTCTAATAACGGCAGTAGTAGTAGTGGGGGCATTTCTACTAGCAATCCTGCAGGATCAACGGGAACATCGTCGACGCAAAGCACAAGCAGTACGGCAACACCTACTCAAACATCAACCGGCGAAGGACAAACAAGTAATCCTAGCACCGAACCCACTAATCCTAGCACCGAACCCACAATCGAGTCTTCTAGTAGCACAACTACAGGAACATCTGGAGAAGGAAGTATTGAAAATCCAGCAACATCAAGCGGAACAGAAGGCTCAGGAAGCCAAAGTAGTACTTCAGGAAACGGTGAAAATGGCTCCGGCAGTGGAAATGCTTCCGGTGGAGGCACTAATGAAACCCAAACGCAAGAAACGCAAGCCGCGCCAGAAGAAGGTGGAAAAACCAATATAACGGGTGGTAGTAGTAATACTATAAAAGGTTCAACTACAACAAGCAATTCTCCAAAAAGTAAAAATGGAAATGGAGCTCCTTCAGTAATAGCATCAGCTGACTTTGTAGGATTTAATTTTCAAAACACAGATGTAACCACCGGGTTAAAAGCCACAGGTGGTTATACTGCTTTACGATGGGACGGTAAACGTAGTTGGGGTGGATTGCTAGATTATACATCAGCATTACAAGGTCCAAATCTAACCGGGTTCTATGCGTGGATCAAACCGGGGCGTGTCACTTTATTATCTGGCACTTTAACGGTAGGTTTCGAAGGACGAGGGTCATTATATGGCACGGTTTCTGGAGGTCAAATGATATCCTTTAAAAAGCTTAAAACGTTGAAGTTGGTTTATATGGCAACGGTGTCATATGGGGCAGTATATCAGACATCATTTATAGGAACAGCTGTTATAGCCGGCGGAATGTATGATTTTAAAATAGGAAAACGAATTGACATCAAATTGATGGATCTAATGGTTTATTCTCCTTATACTAGTTATTATAATGATATAGTAATGAAATCACCATATGTAATGATTCCTAGCATCGGAACCAACATTAGCATCACAAGAAAATTCAAATTTAATATTAATGCAGGTGGAGCTTGGTCATTAGGTCAATCCACTTTAAACTATACAGTAACATGCGGTACACGATTAATGCTTGGCGAATAATAGTTGCACTGCTATTATCATTTAATACATACGGTCAGACATTTACATACTCAGGCTATATTAGAAATGCAGATGGTACTGGAGCTGTAAATGTTCCAGTAAAGTTGTATAAAAGAACTACTCCTGTGATGACGGGATTCACTAATCAACAAAATTGGAATGGACACTCCTATTATAGATCAACTGGCTCTATGACTTGGACAGATGCAAGACAAGCTTGTATTAATATGGGAGGACATTTAGTTACTTCAACTTCATTAACTGAAAACAACTTTTTATTTAGTTTATGGCCAAATGGGTGGATTGGATTAACTGATGAGCAAACAGAGGGAATATGGAAATGGGTAACTGGCGAGCCTTACTCTTGGTCATATTGGAATAGTGGAGAACCTAACAATTCAAATAATGAAGATTACATACAATTTGTCGGTGCTGGTAGATGGAATGATTTACCTAACGTATCATTACCATATGTACTTGAGTTTGAATATGTAGTAACATATACTGCATGGGCGTTACAGCAAACAGTAT